ATCTGATATGCTGATTTACAGTGTATCAAATGAGGTTCTTAGTGGCTATTCTCATGCTAGTTTTTCCTCTATATGAGTCAATGGGCTTTGCCGCGTCTGAGAAACGTCCTTTGTGGGGTAGAGGCCCACCTGTGCTGATTAGTTATTTGCTATGCATTAATTTATGCGCTTGTCATTACACGAGCCTTTTTTAAATTCAATGAATAACAATATTAAGAAACATTCAGCAAATTCGAGGGTTAAGAGCCCATTTTTAAAATCCAAGCCTAAATCTAGTTCTAAGACTAAGAAGAAGAAGCAAGGTGGTCAAGTGTTGCGATCTTCCGTTCCACTTAACCTGTATAAACCCAAGAAGGATGTTTTGGGCACTACAAGGAGTCATTCTTTGAGACTCACCCCATGTGCATTGAGATTCGCCGCAGCTATTGCGGATCCTTTTGGTGTGGCCGCGCAAGGTGCTTGCATACCTAGTGCCCCAGCTATTAATTCGCAAAAAGTTCACTCATTTGTACGGTTTGATGCCACGGTTGGCACGAATGGGATGGGTTTCATCACCATCCATCCGTGTATCGCCAATGATGGTTTGCTAGCTTATTATACTGGCCCTACGTTTGCAGGCACCTCAGCCGCACCGTTGACGGCTAGTAACGTACTTGCTACAGGAGTGAGTCGCCTTTCCCCAGCTGGTTTGCCTTACTCTACGGCGCAGTGTGCAGCCCCAGATGCCACCAAAGAAGCTTTAGCCTTTGGTCGTATAGTCGCTGTTGGTGTTCGTATGTGGTATACGGGCACCACGTTGAATGAGAGTGGCTTAACTTATTGCTATGTGTCACCCAATCACATGCCTGCTACTCAGATTCCAAATGGTGGTGCTCCTATGACTATTGCCAATCTGTCTACTTATGATCAGACTGAAATATCTCCTTTAACTCGGAATCAGTGCTCACTTAGCGTTTTTCCAGTTTCGCGAAATGAGATGGAATATCTGTCACCAACCACCCCTGCTGCTTCGTCTAACACCGATTATAATTCTCTACAGCTTTATCCATATTCTAGTGGTTATGTTAACATGATGAGCGGTTATACTGATACTGTTGCTAGCGTGTATGCGGGTGCACCTCCAGCCATTATCATGTTTACGGGGTATTCTGGCAATTCGGTTCATGTGGAGATTATTCAGCATATTGAGTATACTGGTCAATTAACGGCAGGTAGGACAACGCGCGATACGGCTGATGAAGAGGGAGCTGGTCAGGTCATGGCTGCAGCAAATATCATGCAGATGGAAATGACTAACAATGCTGGCTTAATTGTCAAGCCAACGATGTGGTCTATGATGTATTCTGCCTTGGGACAAGTCGGGAATGCAGCTCTTAAGATAGCCGTTCCTGCAGCAGAGAAAGCCCTCTCTGCTCTTTTACTATAATTCGTATAAAGCCGGCTTGGGCGTTAATACAAGAGACCTACTCGGTCTGTAGAGAGAAGCTTGTAAACAAGTATGCCCAATGGGCTAAGCTTTAATTAAAGCGCTTGACATTACTCGAGCCTATAAAAACTGATAGATATGGATCCAAAATTTATACTCCCAGCTCACATTTATGCCCAGAAGGGTACATTTAAACATGCAAAAAATCGTGAGAGTGCCAAATCTAAACAGAAGCAAGTTACTGATTACCAACGTGATGATGTCATTATGCGTGTGCTGCCTAAAAGGGGGGCGCAGGGTCCGCAAAAACCTCCAATGTTTGGAAAGCGATCACCTGGGTTTTCTCCTAGACAATATTGGATCTTGACAGAGCTGTTCGACAAATCCCATTCGTGCGGTAATATGCCAAAGGATCAATTTTTGCGGTTATTTCACTTGGTGTTTGCGCGCCGTTTGTTGGTGATTAAATCCACGAATTCCATGGAGCTGATACAACCCAGGGAGATATTGGATGCCTTTTCCATTGCTGAACGGCGGGGGTTTTATTTTATGTCTGTTGATTTCAAAAACCCTCATCATGGCAGTGTGGAAAATATCCTTAGGATTAGGGAGATTTTCACCCCTGATGGGAAAGAGTCCATTGAGAAACCCGTGGCCTTCACTTTGCGTAAGACTGAGTTTAGGAATATCCACAAAGTCACTCCAGAGGAAAATGGTTCACATGGTGAGGTCACTGGGTGGGATGATCTCGACATGTCTGGCCGTTACCCTATATGTGGTAAGATAGATTGTACCACTTGTCCGCATGAGTGTTTTGTGTGCGAGGATGAGTTCGAGAGTTGTTTGGCTTGTCAACGGTATTCCTTTTTGAAGCACCATACCGGAGGGCGGTGTACTGCTAGTCGTAATGGCTTATCATCCCGTTTACCCATATGCGGTGTCCTTACTTGCTTAGGATGCAGTTTGAGGTGTATCCATTGCTCATTGTTTCGATGTGCTATTTGTAGTCGTCACACCTTGAAGCAGAGTGGATTGTGCACTGCTGGCGATGGTTGGGGTGTTGACATAGAACCTTCGTGGGAGACAATAGCTAATACTGCCGTACCCGGATGGACAGTTTTGCCAGAGCAGATAATAGGGAACCCCTTGGTACAGTCCAGCCTGAATGGTTCACATGGTGAGTATACTGAAAGTGACGATGTTGAGAATATCGATAACTTGTTGTTGCAGATGGCAGATGCAGCGGAATTTGATAACAGACCTGGTGGTGGTCGACTTCACCGAGAGGCCTTAAATCGACAACAACGTAGGCCTCTTGCTAATCGTGAGATGGCACCACGGATCCGGCGTCCGCGTGGCCCACCACCCAACCAACGAGAAGTAGTTGCTAATATTCCCCCGCCAGAGATTATTGATGATCCTCTCGTCACGTCATATGTTACACCCGATCCAGAACTACTTCCTTTGTACTACTATGAGGAGACTCGGCGCTATGTCACGCACCCACCTGGCCCGGTAGTACCTGAGGGTGTTGTGATGCGATGTGTAAAAAACAAACCTGGGTGTATTGTGGTTAAGGGTGACCATGGGGCAGATTTGATGACACGTGCGTGTGTGTCTATAGTCAACATACCCACATATGAATTTGGTGGTAAGTGTTATCCTGCATATACTGCTCCCATACTAGTGTTGTTGGCCACTGAGTTACGTAAGAGTCATGGGCCAATGGTCCCTAGCGAACAGTCGTTGCGTACTATAACAGCATCGGCTGTTAAGCATATAGCTGAAAGTTCTATGGAAGGGTTGCATTTATTAGTACGTAACACCATAGAGTACTTCGTAATGGCAGCGCAGTGGGGTTTAGCTTCTGGCAGAACGCAGCGAGTTGCCTTCTTCATGCCACATCTGGATTTTTCTCGTGTTGATATACGCCGCGATAACTTGTGGGCTCGAGGTATATACCGTATGGAACATGTAGAGTGTGACCCTATGGACTATGATATCCGTTCGGACATGGTGGTTAGAGTGTTGCGTGGTGATGTCCATATTGAACCCACCGGTCATCCTGTGTTTCCAAGGAACAATAAGGCTTCTTATAATACGGTGTTTTGTAGGATAAGTGGAGCTAATCAGTTATTCTTCCGCACGTATTCCGCTGATGACTGTAATATCAGGTCAGCGGGTAAGAGAGTTCTGGGTAAGCGAGAGGGCGAAGAGCAATTGCGCTACAATAGCCGTATTACCTACCGATCGCTTATTAATGCATTCTCTGGAAG